ACCGTAGTGTGGTATGCCTTTATGATGTCGCGGATGGACAGAAGTATCGCTTCCTGGTTGTCTTTTACACACTGTGCCGGTGCGTTGTAGCCCCCAAAATGTTTTCTCGCGGACTGCTCATCATAAAATACCATGCCGCAGTGAAAACACCGCCATGAGTTTTGCAACCCATTCGTCTGGTCGATGTACTTGTTTGCTGCATGTATCGCCATAATGAGGTTGTGCTCCAGCTTCACACCGAATGATTCGATGCTGATACTGGTCGCGATTCCGAGGCGGGACATAAGTTCACGGAGTTTCGTGAGTGTATCTACGCCGATTTCGTCTCTCTCCCGCGCAATCCCACACACCCGGTTATAGGCGGCCTCGAAGGGCTCCAACACCGTCTTGGAGCCGTGACAGTCGGGGCAATCAAACAACCTCGTAACATCGGGAATCTTCCCAAATCCCCCGCACGTCGGGCAGGGGAGTAGCTTTCGGTCTAATGCGGTCATACGTTTTCCTCCCCCTCTTCCGTTTCCTTCCACGACAAATCCACCAACTCCTCCCCATTTAAGAACTGGGTGAGTGACACTGTGCTGAGTATGTCCGCAGGGCTTTCCCCTGCTGGCAACTCATTCAACCTCGTCAACAGTGCAATCCTATCTTCTGGATTGGAGGTGGTGATGAAGTTGTTGATCTCCTTTTTAATGAGGGTGAGTTTGCTTGCCTCATCCCCAGCTTTCTTCACTGTTTGTGCCCTCAGGTCCAGTTCTATCGTCTGCTGGTACATTTTGAAGAGGGTGCCCATATCCTTCACATCCTCAACCATGAACTTCAGTACCAGCTTCCCCCCTTTTGTCTCAAACAAACTGTCAAACACCTCTCTCAACTTCACCCTCATGTCCTTCAATTCCCGCCGTAGTTCTTCCGGTGTTGACACCTCCCCATCTTCATACTTCGTCAGGGCTTCAGCCTTTGCCCCCAACCCCCGTTGTTCCAACCGTTCCTTCCAGTGAAACGACAACGCCCAGTTGCGTATTGTCAGCGCACTGACATGGTAGTACGCCCCCACAGTCGCATACGTCCGCATAGGACCAAGATTAGCCCAATACTCAAACGCCTGTTGGTGCTGTGCTGTCTCTTGTTTTATGGGGGTGAAGGAACCTCCCCCCTCACCCCGTTTATACCCCCCACTTTTGGTAAACCGCTTCTTTGCAGGTATAATACCTTCCAGTGGGTTTTCACTCTTTCTTTTTTTCCCAGGAGGCATGTTAATCCTTTTCAGGTGTAAACTTCACACTATACGACGGCAAACCCTTTGTGGTAGCCTTGTTCACAGCATATGCAACAATGGATGTGTCCACCCCCTTTTCAACCAACGCCATCTTCAACACATCCTTGTCAAACTTCGCCCTGGAAGAATCATACCGTGACAGTTTACCCACCCCAGGCACATCCAACTTCCCTTCCTCACACTCTTCTGCGAGTATGGGGTCCAGAATGGTGTTGGCTGCATCCTTCAACGCACCTGCCTGATCCTCCAACTCCTTTGCCTCCACTCTCATCTCCACTGCCTGTCTGACAAGTATCTGACTGGTGTCACCAAGTTCTGTTACCTTCACCCTGTCCTTACCCTTTCTTCACAGGGGCAACCATCACCCCCTGTTCCAGTTTTACGGTTATGGTATATTGTGTGGGGCTTAAACACACCCCATGCACACTATACCCCCTACCACTACGGGTGGCTGACTTTCCTTTTCGTCTTATAACATCAAACACCCCCACCAAAGCCTTCTCCACTTCCACCACTGTTACTCCTTCCATCCCTTACCACTCCTTTCCCCGTAATAAACATGTGTCAATTCTTGCGTATCCCTGGCAGCATGATCGTTAAATATCTGATCATCTAAAATGTGTCTTAATGTACCCACAGCATCCCAAGCTCTTATGGCTGCAATTGCAACTCTGGAATCTTTACCATAAACCAATGCCACGTCTGTATACACATCCACCAATTGTGTATCTATGTTCTTTAACACATCACCCAACTTTTTGTGCTCATCGAACGTGAATTTGGAATTGTGTGTACGTGCCATCACCCCACCTTCCTCCATTTCTTGTAATAATCCACCGTGTCCATCCAATTGTACCCCACCTCAGCATCACACTGTACAGGCACCCGCAATGTCACTGCATGTTCAAACACAGGCACAAACACATCCACCACCCCTTCCACCCTCTCCTCTTCCACTTCAAATATCAACTCATCGTGTATTTGCAGTAATGGACGACAGATGAAGTGACGATTCATGTCCTTATACAAAGGGGTAAGGATGGTCATGATCTCTTTGATAATGCCCTGCGCCCCCATTTGAATAGGCGCATTTACAGCTTTTCTCAGTCCTGCATCCCGTACTTTTTCTATGACCGACTGTGCTTCCGGCACCCACCTTTTCCTCCCAAACATATCCTCCACCCACCCATGACGCCGTGCAAACCCCTTAATCTCATCCTTCCAATCCCGTATGCCTGGGTGCGCCCTATACCACCCGTCAATAAACCCCTGACAGTCATCTTCCGAAAACGTGTAAATATCCTCATGTACAAACACATCATACAACCCCATTGCCGTTATGTCGTACAACACCCCAAAGCCAGTGCGCTTGGCAGGGTAGCGGTGTTTCTCCTTGTCAATGACAGCGACATGGGGGAACATAGCAATAGCTGTTTCGGTATGTACATCTCCCTTGGGGTCATTGAAGGTGCGTATCATTGCAGCATCACCACTTTCATGTGCAGCACAACGCATCTCTATCTGTCCTAAATCTATGGACAAATATACACATCCCGGCTGTGCCACAAACCCCTTGCGTATAACCTTACCTTCTTCGTTTCTAGTTGGCTGATTTTGAATATTAGGATGTGACGATGCTAGCCTACCAGTATCTGTACGGGTCATTGACATATCCGACCGTACCCTTTGGTCATCCCCCATGCAAGCTGGTAGGGCATCCACATACGTACTCTTAAACTTAGACAGTGAACGATAGCGTTGTATAGTTCGTACAATGGGGAAGTTTGGCTTCAACTTGTCCAGTACATCCGCTGCCGTGCTTTCATACCCCTCTTCCCATTCCCCCGTCGATTGGACAAGTTTATTCGTTTTGCCAATCACACCCTTCTCGTACAAAAACTCCCCAACCTGCAACGGGCTGTTAAGATTAATATTCCTCCCCGCAACCGCATTGATCTCCTTTTGCAGTTCCGCCATCTTAACCGTATAGTCTTCCGACAAGGCGCGAAAGTGTTCAGGGTCTATCAGTACCCCATACCCCATCATATCCAACACCATCGTCTGACACGCTATATCCCTCTCAAGACTTGGTAATAATCCTTCTTCGACGATTCTTGGGTAGAGAGCATGATACACCCCCAGTGTTGCGTCAGGGTCTTTACACGAATACTTTCTTGCTGTGTCAAAGGGAATGTCGGCAAGTGTCCCTTCCGGCATTGGCCCCAACACTTCCTCAACCTGTTCCGTTCCCTCCATCTCCACCCACCGTTTGCGGAGGTCCACCACCTTCTCCCCTTTCCCGTAATCCTGTAAAGCCCTAAGCACTTTCTTTTCAATATTCTGTCCTTTCTTCACCTTCAACACCCCCTGGGGGTCGTAGTAGGCGGTGGGTATGGGGTCGGGCCATGTGTGCTGTAACACAGACGACAGGTAGTCAAAAGCAAACCTCTCACTTGCTGGCCGTACCACCTCTTCATATTCCTGCATTTTAATATTGCAGTGACGGTAGGCCAGGGCTTTGAGTCCCTTGCTTTCTGACTGTAGGAGGTAGGCCATGACCATAGTGTCGGTCCAATGGGCAGGGTGGATGTCCAGTTCATGCAGGATACGGAGATCGAACAGGGCATTGTGGAAAATGGTTAGTACATCATCCCTTTGTACGTGAGTACGTATGGCAGACAGGGCGGAATGGTCGGTCGCCATAACCATATACCCCGTCCCTTGCTTTTGGGAGAACTGCACACACCACGGCTTACGGTGGACTGTCTCGGTATCCATTGCAAACAGACGCATTACCTATTTTCCCCTCTCAATTCGTTCCTCACCCATTTGCACATATTTAGGATTTAGGTCTATCCCCACAAAATCCCTGTCATGTTTCTTACACACCATCCCCACAGTCATACTCCCCCCAAACGGGTCTATAACAATACCACCTACAGGACACCCAGCCAGTATACACGGTTCAATGAGTTTTGGGGGAAAGGTAGCAAAGTGTGCACCTTTAAATGGTGCTGTTGCCACGTTCCAAACGGAACGCTTATTGCGTAGCGGATAGGTCTGCGAACCGGGGCGCACCCCTGCTATTTGTTCTGTAGGCATTCGTTTGTCAGTTACGTTGCTCCGTGCTTTTCGGTCATCCTCAGGGTATTTTGATTCTTCTTTAATGGCTTCCGTGTCATACCAGTATTTCGCGCTCTTGGTGAGCAGAAAGATATACTCATGGCTCCGGGTAGGCCGGTCGGTAACGCTTTCCGGCATGGGGTTCGGCTTCGACCAGATTATATCCGAGCGCAACCACCAGCCGTCCGCTTGGAGTGCGAAAGCCACGCGCCACGGAATACCACACAGGTCTTTGGGTTTGAGCCCAATATCACTTGCGTGCATTGCCTGCGTGTTGCCGACATCAATGTGTTTATTGTCAGTAACCTGATAAGAGCGATTAGCGGCATAGGTATCGCCTAAGTTTATCCACAAAGTTCCGTCTGTGCGCAATACCCTTTTTACTTCGCGGAACACTTCGGTAAGATTGTGAACATACTCTTCCGGTGTCTTTTCGAGTCCAAGTTGACCGTCAACGCCATAATCCCGCAAGCCCCAGTATGGCGGTGAAGTCACGCAGCAGTTAAATGTATTGTCAGGCCACGTCCTCAACTCAGTAAGGGTGTCGTTACAGACAAGGATATGCATTACAACCCCTTCTCCATATTCGTAAACACCACATCCCGTACCACCTTCTTGTTGACGATACTCCTCCAAAACTGCCTCTTCTTATCCCTGGGCCACCCCGCCTTCACCATCAACCCATCCAACCGCTGCAAAGTCTTCGCAGCCTGTGACAGCCGATGGTTGTACCACTTCTTCCTTATCACCATAACCGGCCTCATGACGATAAGAAACAACTTCAGCTTCAGTCCTACTTTCACTCGAAAAGACATTGTTCCACCTCCCCTTCACTCGTTAAACGCCTATAGTCCCCATCTTCCCGTGGGTCCAGCCGCGGCCCCTTCCTCCCCCGTATTACATCCGCCAGTGCGTGAAAGTCCTGCCGGATCCGTATCATCTTGCTTGCATCATGCAACCCTGCTGCCGGGTGGTACATAGGCACAACAACCCCCTTCACCCCTCCACACCCCTGCCATGCATACGGTATCCCGTGCACATGCTCCATATCCACCTCCCCCAAAAACCAAGACGAACTCACCCTCCCCAACGCCCCAATAATACGAGGTTGCAGCCGTGCTATTTCGTCTGTAAGATAGAACGCTGTACACACATCAATCTCCGTCTTGTGGGGGTCACGGTTTTGGTCAGGGCGACATTTACACACATTGGTGATAAACAGGTTTGCCCGTGACAGGTCTACGCTTGTGAGGTAGTTGTCCAGTTCTTTCCCCGCCATCCCCACAAACGGCACCCCAAACCTATCCTCATCCCGACCGGGTGCTTCCCCCACCAGCATAATGCCTGTATTCGGGTTACCCCATCCCTTCACAACATTCCCGTGCATCCCACACATGGCGGAATAGGGGCAATACCTCTGTTCATGTTTAGCCATTATATAACCCCCACACTACCATCACCACACCGTAACAGGTCACACAACTCCCCCACCTTCTCTGTAAGTTCACAGATGGAGTTGTTCATGTTTATAAGTATTGCAGCAAAAGCGAGATCGTTTGTGACTGACACCATTTGACTCATGCCGGTTAAAGACTGCACTTTTTGAAACTGGATGTCATTGTTTTTGTCTATTTTCATCTTCATACTCCGCTGTGACAGTTATGGTAATCCGTTGAGGTACTTTTCCTGTTCTCTTTTTCTCCATTCTCACCTTTGCCATCACATCCTCATACGCATCCAGACAATTACTACACACAGTGTCGTGGGGCCACATATGACGGCGTAGTACATCATAACCAATCCTGAGTTCTGTTTTTAACTGTTTACCCATTGTCCCTCCCCGCTCTCACACTCTCATGCCAATAACTACTGAACAAAGCCGGGTTCTGTTCATACAACCTTCCAATATGCGTATCCAAACAATACACATCACAATGATCGTCGCGTGACCGCATCCCCCTCCCCGCCATCTGTTCCAACGTCTGTATCGTCATGGATGTGTACCACAACCTCCCCACCCCCGCCGTCTCCAACCTCGCCTTCACCATACGGTCCCCCAACGACAAAAACGGTGCCTTTGCCAATATCACAAACCGCGCCTCATCCCCCTTCAAACTCACACCCCTATCCATACTGGGTGACACCATAACCAAGTTACCCTTGGACCGCTTAAAGTACTCAAGTCTCTCCACCCTATCCTTCTCATTGTGCGTCACCATGCGGTGAGGGGCCACCTTCATTATCTCATCCCTCAACTTATACGACACACAGTGTATCAACCCCTTGTCGTTGGCATGTTTCCCGTCGAGTATTGCCTTTATCTGGGCCTTGACAAGGGGTAGGTCACGTTCAACATTCTTCGCCCCCATATCCCCCGTATTCAGCATGTGAATGGGTCTGTTCTCCGGTGGGAACAGGTTGGGTATTTCAATATATTCTATTTCATGTTCGGGTACGCCCAGGCACAATGACAGTATTCTTTTTGGGGGAAAGGTTGCAGACATGAGGATGAACTGCGGAGCATGATCGAGAAAGAATGTGGATGTGAGTTGCGGGGTAAGCCATGTCGGTGAAAATGTCCACTTCCTCTCCCCCAATCTATTTGTTTCAATAGTACACAACCAACTATTATCCACCAGGGTAAGAAACTGTTGCAGCTTCCCATCCAGCCTCAACACTGCATTCTGTTCCCGTATTGAATACCCGTGATCCCTACCCTTGCCAATATCATCCGCCAACAGCCCTATTCGTGTTTGTGCTGTCACAGTCCAATCCACCCACTCCCCACCCCATCTTTCCACTTCCGGTGGTACTGGTAAGGCGTACTTCTCCACCATACGGGTAGTGACATCCAGTCGAATAAAGGAAAGCAGTGCTGACTCTAGTTGGTCAGCTTCGTCTGCTATGACAATGGGCCTCCCCCTGAACCTCCCAGGCCCATTACACTCTGTAAGAAAATACGCGTAGTTCAACACCCTCAGTGGATGGTGCAGTACTTTTTCTTTTTGTTTCATATAGGGGCAATCCCCCTCTTCCTCCATCCACCCAAACTGGCTTTTCTTTGCAGGGCGGTAGTAGTGGTCACAGTTGGTGTAGGCATCGGGTAGACACTCATCCGCCATCCTGTCGTCAAACACCTCCTCAAACAAACAGGGGTAGTTGTTACGTCCTTGCAATATCTCATACTCTGGAAAGTCGTCAGCCAACTGTTGCTGTAACGGCTTACTATGCACCAGGTATATACCATCCCCTACAAACTGGTTGATGACAGCCCCAATCACACTCTTACCAGTACCAGTAGGGGCACTGATGACAGTAACCGCCATGTCAGAGTCCAGTGCAGATTGTATTGTCTGTTCCTGATGGGGGCGGAAGGTTTTGTCCTTGTATTTGGAAAAGGATTGAAGGACAGGGAGGAGGTTAGTCATCTTCCCGCCACCTCAGGGAATGGGTACATGTTGTTTTTCTCATACAATTCCCTGGTGAGTTCCAATGGCATGATTGGTATTCCTGCACTCACCACCATGAAAGTTGGAACCTTACCATCCCCATACGCCTTGCCTTTCTTTACCAAAGTGCGCCACAACAATAACACAGTATCCTTTAAACCTGTGTCATACGCCCTAAACAGCACATCATCCTTCTCCACCGTCCAGTCAGCGGGGGTGTGTGGACGCAAATACTCAGGCATAGTAGCAAGGCCCCTACCTTTCAATGACCTTACACACACCGCCCCTTGATTCAAATCTGTCTTTGCCCAATTCAACTCGGCACACTCCACCACTATGCACAGTCCCAAGTTAAACTCAGCGCAGAAAGCATAGTCCCCCACCTTCCACACGGGAGCATGTTTGGTTTCAGGTGCCAATACTTTCTGCAACTCCTCCCTCTGTTTCTCCAAATCTTGTATATACTGTTTCATTCTTTCAGTAGTAGTAGCCAGTGTAAAGAAGGCATCATTAAATACCCGCAAAGACCATTTCATCTTGGCAACCACATCTTCTCTTTTTTCCACCTTGTCCTACCTCCCCCTGTTATGTTCATCTGGCAACTGGTTCCCAAACACTCTGTGACACCTACTGCACAACACTACCAAGTCACTCAACTTCTCACGAAAGGGACACCGTTCATATGTGTTGTGGTGTACCTCCAATTGCACCCCCTTACCATACCCCGTCCCACACAACTGACAGCGGTGATCCGCCTCTTCCAACTTTATACGCCGTAACATCGCCCAATACTGCGAGTCCAGATACTGCTTATACTCTTCCTTGTTCACCCCTCCCCCTTATTCGTAAGGAACACCGATGTAATCCATCACCTTCCCACATCCAAGTTTATTTACGCAATAGTTGTGTAGTTGTGGGTGGGTGGCAGCCATCATTTGAAATCTATTAGGTTCCTGTTCCATGTGTATTCCAAACATACAGAACATACACCCAGTCCTGCTATACCCCACGTCATATATTGCGGAATAACCTACATTATTCTGTTTTAAATACGCCCACACATTTTCATTATTCCAAAACGACAGTGGATAGGATATAGGTTCTTTTCCTGTGATATTGTTACACCCAAACTGTAAATAACTTGTCTGTCGTTGTAATGAATCCACAGCCATATTTCCCACAAACGCTTTATACCCAGTTAACTTCCCATAGTGCTTTAGCGGACTTTTCTTTAAATAATCACAACACCTACTGGATATTTTAAAGGGTGCGTCCACCAAAAACTTCCACCTATCCCGTATCTTAAACCCACCCACATTTCCATACCACCTAAGTGCCTTCAAGTACTCCGACTGTGTGTTTCTATACTCTTCAATGTACCCTGCTTGTTCTTTACTGATAACAGGATACCCATACTTTTCCACAACTTCCTTGAACGTGTACTTTGGCTTTACCCACACTACATTTTCAGTCTCTTTCACAAAATCTCTCACTTCTGGATACTCCAACCCTGTATCAGCAAACACCCCCACAACGTCTGGGTATTGAGATCGTACAAGGTGTAAAAGTGCCGTACTGTCCTTCCCACCTGAAAAACTCACATACACCTTTCCACCCCAATACTCATACCATTCCCGTATACGACGTACTGACATTGACACCTTCACATCCAGTGGTAGGGATTGACGTTGACGCAGTGTGGAGAGTTCAATTTTCATGTGTGTTACCGCCACCACGGGGGGTTGTCCACCTTTACCTGCAACGAATCCACCACCCCCAACACTTCCTCCACAATCAACCTCGTCCTCACTGTTTCCAGGTGAATAGAACGGTGTTGAAACAGCACCAGTACCCACAGCGTGAAGATGAAGAATAACAATACTACAGTGTCACTTTTCACGTATCTACCCTCCCCCTTTTACTGTCACGAATTGAACGCCTTCACCACCTTCTCAACACTGCTCAAACAACGTAATACCCACATAAACACACAGAAAAGAGAAAAACGCACCAAAACCCAATATTACTGCTACTATTTCATCCTCAACCCCCACAGCCGTCAACAATACACACACTTCTCCTGTCACAGCAAACGAAACAACACCTAAACCAGACACGGTATAAGCTTTCTCTACATTTGTCTTTTTATTCCACCAATTACACATCATACTTCTCCTACATATCCAGTATGTCAGGTTTATACAAATCCATTTCAAATACAACCACACTTTCACCTGTGGTACAGTTCACCGCTCGCCACCCCCAATAATCCCCTTCTTGTTGACACAACTTCACAACTTGTGTAGCTGTGCCATTTTTCCTCTCAACTGCAACATCTCCTGCACACCAACTTATCAATCCAATTCTATCAAACGAAAAAAGAAACCGCTTTCGATCTGTCTGGTACTTAGGGCTGTCATATGACACACAACACCTCCACGTTATTGTTGAAACGCTTTCACCACCTTCTCCGCAATTCCCTTACCCACTCCCGGAACTTTAACCCAGTCTCCCACCTCTGCCGTAGCCATTGCCTCCACAGTTGGGAACGCAACACACACAGCTTTTGCCTTCTCAGTACCGATACCGGGTAGTGAGGCTGCCACCGTCTGCTTAAACGTGGGTTTGAAAAGGTACACCGTCTCTGGTGTTCTACTGCGAATGTGTGATGAATGCTTCTCATACTCCTTCTCCCACCACCTCTCCAACGCACGAACAAGTTTAACCGTCTCCCGATCCGTGCCAGTTTGAAAAACATGCACCCCCGTTACCACGGCCAGTGTGTTACAAAAGTTGATAACAGCATCATACATGACAACAGGCGTAAGGGTGTACCACCCACTCCTCCCCCAAAGCTCCAACGCCCCATCATCCCCAGGCCTATATATCCCCTCCACCACCAAGTACACAACATGGTAAGAGTTCAACAACCCTGGCAACTGGTGACCCGACAACCTACCAGAAATCATACTATTCACCAAGTCCCTTATGGTTTTGCGTTCCACCCCGATATTGTACGGCACCCCATCCGGCCCACAGCCAGTAAAGGCAAGATCGGCATACTCCAACCGGGTTAGGGTGGCCATGTTGTGCGGGAACAGTGGCAATAACTCTTTGCTTCCCACCCTGTCATCCACCAAAATCATAACAACGCCTCTGATAGTTTGTCGATCAGTGCCACCACCTGCTCCCGTGTATACTCAACGTGTGTCACCATCTCCACGTCCCCCAATATCCCAAACGACTGCACCACCACCACCAACTCCACACCACGCGCATCCTTCACCTTCTCCACCCTCTCCACCTGGGTCGTGTGAATATCCCCCACATTCACAGCCTTATTCCCACCATCCCTGTACCTGTATGTGATGATCACTCCAACCCCCAATCAAAAGGCGTTGTCCCTTCCACGACTTCGGATGCTAACCACGGAAACCCACACTCCTCCCCCTCAAACACCCTCCCATTACACTGGGCATTATGCCTACAATCCACCACCTCCAAGCAGAACTGCTCATCCCCGTCCCTGTAACACTTCGCCACCAACTGTACAAGAAAGCCTATACTCGCAAACCCCGCCCTCTCATACTTCCCATTCCAAGCATCCTTCTCCCCCTTCAACACATACTGTTTTTTGTGTTTGTGGGTGATGATGAGGTTCTTGTCGTATGAATAGGCAATATCGACCAAGGCTTTAAACTCGGAATTGACAGGGCCGTAGTGCTGGGGCATAACCTTATCCAACTTCCCAAATGCTGCCAGCCGCACCAACTCCCACACTTCACTCCCCGTATCCCATATTATCGTCCGTATGGCAGGATGTTCCAGTGCGCGTAGGTAGTCGGCTTTGAACCTGGTCCAGATCGGCGCATAATGCGTCTTCGTCTGTTCTGCGTTCATCGCCAGTATCTTCAACACCTGTTCCCTGTCCCTATAATCGTTCAAAAATATCTTCTTCCCCGCCGCAATGAACTTTTTCACCACCCCTTCCAACCCATTGTCAAAATTCATAAACGCAATAGGTCCAGGTGCAGTGAGGGCGATGTGGGTCTTCCCACACTTCTCCAACCCCTCAAGGCTGACAATAAGCCGGGGTTGTTCATTCTGTTCTGTCATGAGGGTAAAGCCATTCAATTCCGCCATGTTTCTCCCCATTCTACCTTCCGTATTTATCTCTTAGTTGATCCCTTAACTTTTCCATTTCAATCTCACCCACTATTTCTTTCACAACCTCCCTACACTCCTGCTCTACCGTGTAATCTGCTGTATCCATCCACGGAAACAACTCTTCAAACACAAACCACACCCCATTTTCATCCAGCAACACAGCTACACCCACCCCTTAGCCTTTGCATGGTTGACAATACTCACCCAGTTCTCCCTCAACTCCCTTTCATTAAATTCAAACCCCCAAACATTATACGCGGGGGTGTTGTCCTTGTAATCCCCCCTGACATGAAACACACGTAGTACTGCATGGTTACACCCTGTGACATAACAGTACGCCTTCATCTGCAACACATACTTCCAAAACGCCGAGTCATCGGGTGTCTTGTTTGAAGAAAGGGCTGTGGCCTTATACTCTTCCAGTACGAGAGTATCCAGTACTTCCCCCGTTTGCAATATGATCGAATAGTTCAACCCATCAGGAGAACAGTATATCCCATCCAGGTTAAACTCCCCAGGCCTCATCGCCATCCCCTCCCCATACGCCTTCTCCAGCGCCCTCTCCCACACAAACCCCTTTTCAAACTGTAACTGCCTTGCCTCCTCATCCCCTTCCCCCCTGTACGTGACGTTGAACAAATCCACAGCCATGCTGTTTATCACGTCGGATAGGTGACACACCCCCAACGTCCGGTTGGTGTCATCCACCCGTGTGGGTAGCTTTTCGTCAATCTTCCAGTAATTCATCTTCATCCCTATGCTTTGTGGTGAGGGTGGGCCTACGCTTTAAATAGTCGGCCAAGAACGCACGATCCGGCTTCCAGTGACACAACCACCCCCACACCTCCTCAAACGTCCCCACAACAGGCTGAAACACCCCACACGTCTCCAAGGTGTATATCCCATCCCCCACCCTTTCCATATGGTGTTCCCAACTGATACGAATGTGGGTTGGGGAGGGGGTAGGGGTGGTAGCCGTTTTATTTTTCCTTGTCATCGGGTGTTTCCCCTGGTTTACGTACTGTGACAATCACCCACTTTTTGTACAGGTCCGCGTATTGCCCGGGTTCAGCTTTGAACCATTCCGTCAAAAACTGTTTTTGGGTGAAAGCATCCACCCCTTTCTTCTGCATCTCATCCACAATCCGATGGAAGAAGTCAGGGGTTTCCAGCTTATCAGTGTCACTCACCCACACCCTCACTTTTGGTATTTTTACTGCCACTTCCCACCCTCACAGTCAAAATGGTTTTGGTTTTTATAGGGGGGGGGGGGAGTGTCACCCACCCCCTTGTGCACCTGGCAAAAATTCGCGTAGTTGCTTTGTGTCTCTGTAGAAAGCCCGCTTACTCCTTCCTACGGGATTCAGCGGTGGTGCTTAGTGTAAGTAGCCCAACGGCGATACACCCCCTTTCACGTACACAGGAGAATGGTCTTCACCTGTTGTATTGGTGGTGTTCCCACTCCTTGTACGTATCGTTATTCGGTTTATGTGGTTTACACAGACAGTTTGCGATATTGCAAAAACAACCTTTCCAGTTCCAGGGAGAGTTTACGTGACTCCACCCCTGCCTTCCCTGCTCCCCTTGTCCCCTCCACCACCTTACCAGACAAAAGGGTAAACTGGGTTGTGGCTTTGTTAATGAGGTCCACCACCTCTTCCAGACTCATTTCCACCCCTACCTCCTTTTGAAATACTGTGTGAAGTACTGTTACTGGTAACCGACGATCAGTATGGTTTTTGTTTATCCGAGTGTGAGTTCGGCATTGTCATATGACCATGCCATCCCATCCACCTCCCACGGCCCCTTCAAAAACTTATCATCGACCAACAGCTTGGTGATTGCTGCCTTGTTGGGGTCGTCGGCCAGCCCGTGTTCCTTGTAGCATTTGGTCATGACATCCCGTTTGGGAATGGTGGTGGAGCCGTTAGCAAGTTCAGCGGAAAGAAGCTTTTCAACAAACTCCCGTGCAAGGGACGAAATATCCTTCCCCTTGTCCTGGGTCGCCTCTGCCTGTTTCGTGCCACCCTTGCCCTTGCTGCCTGCCTTCCCAGTTGTTTTGGCACTGGTTTCCCACGGCAGGTTTATGATCTTGCTGACGATGAGGACGGTCTGATCCTTTTTCGCCCCATCATCCCTACTGATATTGCGGGTAATGGGGATACGGGTGACATGCGCCTTCAACCCGTCCAATACGCTGATGTCATCACCCAGTTTGTCCGAGGGGAACCCAGCATCGACAAGGGATTTGAGAAGGGGGTAGATGTTGGTGTTGGTGTTGAGGTGGGTGGCGGACCCAATAGGCAGGAGACGTTTCCCGTCTTCACTGGGCTGCCACTTGTCGGCCCCACCCGCCGACCAATACTGCTCCTTCACATCATCCTCCCCATCAGGCACCAGTTCGATCTTGAGGGCGGGCACTGCCTCGGCCTTCCCACCATAGTCGAACATGGAGAATCGCGCCGACTTGAACAGTACGTCGATGTCGTTGAGCATCCCACCATCAACAAACTCACTTGGGTTTAACAGTCCCATTCAAAACCTCCTGTAACAATTCGTGGAATAATTTTGGCTTTTCACTTTCCAGCCGGAGATTGTACTTCTCAGCCCTGTTTCTCACATACATTTGGTGCTGGATTTTCATTCTTTTTTCATACGCCCATCTCCTTTCATCTTTTGTGAGCTTCCTCCCCCGTCTGGTACGAATACGAATGGTTGTGACCGCACGGGATAATGACAAACACTTATTGCAAATGTTTTGCTGTTCAGCCCTCCCCCCACACACCAAACACTTTGACATCATACTTCCTTTAGGTCTTCATATTTCAAGCTGGCGATACGGGTAAGAAAGGCAACAACGTTAGTGTGGAAGAGTTCAAATGTGAGTAAACAACTTCTTGCCAATTTACAAATTGTATTCCACTCGTCAGAACAGGGATAACCCTGTTTGGCCTTTAGGGATTCCAACGGACATGGGATTGTGTTGCGCTGATTGCTAGGATGGTACTTGCAAATAAATACGTGACAGAAAAGACACGAACTCCTACCATAATTTCCCCACCAATCCTCATACGTATCCTCCGTCTGGTCTGCCCCTGCTGTCCATTTCTTGACCCCGGCAGCCTTGATTTCTTCAAATTCTTTCTGTGTCATAGCATCTCCCCCTATTTCATCTGTGTTATAATATTTGAAAAATGTAATTGTGCTCTTTTGTGACAAGTGACATGAGTGACAGGAATTTTCAGGTTCATTTCCACACTTTTTGCAATTTTTTCATTCAGTGACAATGTGACGAAAGTGACGATGAATTTTCAGTTAAAAGCCCCTATATATATAATATTTTCATTGTATGTCTTTTATATAGTACTTGTCACTCTTGTCACTACCTCTGTAACGTAATGGTGGGGTTGGTGTTACAGCGAGTGACAGGAATTTTTGCCTTTGTCACTCTTGTCATTCTTGTCACTGTTTTTGTTTGAAAAAGCTGTCATTCCTGTCACGATTTTTCACTCGTCTTTGAAGTCCCATAGTTTTGCAGCAGGAATATTCCCAATTCCAATCCCCCTCCACACCCTCACACTACTTGTTCTATCCTGCTCCACATCTTTTATCTCCCCAATTTTCTTCCCAAATTCTATTTTGGATACTGGCACCATCCCATTCAGCTTACACCATTTCATATAGGTGTCGTATAGGTCGCCCACACCTATTTGCATTTTTGGATGAATAACACACATGTCGTCTAAAAACGACCCCAACACATCCACTTCCTTTTTGTACTCTTCAATCTCTTTTTGCATGGATACGGGCATTTCCCCCAGGCCATGCTCCATCCACTTCCTACACCCCTGCACCGCCCACGACAATATCCCCACCAGTTCCAGTCTTAGTTCTTCTTCTAAATGTGGGTTGCGGTCCTTGCCGGGGACAAACTGGTGGGGGAAGCCAATCACCCTCAACCTTCTCCATATACTCACATCGGTTATTGACTTCACATCGGGGTAATAGTTCGACGAGAACCACGTCTTCCATGTCGGTTTGAACTGGAAAGTATCATGCCGTAAAAACCGGGCACTCACATAACTATCCGACCCGGTTATTTGCTTTACCAGTTCTTCATCCCACGCCTGTCCCTTTCGGCTTTCTACTGCTGTTACCAACCGTGCCCCCACCATGCGGGCTATATCACTATCCTTGGCATTATTGTTACTGTTATGGGACATGAGAGTGTGTGAGTGGAGATGCTTGGCGTATGGGCCTAATATGGCGTGGAGGATGTTCAGGAACAAACTCTTGCCGTTCTGTCCTACCCCCCGAAGAAAGAACAATACTTGTTCGTGTGTATAAGCAGTAAGGGAGTAGCCCACAGCCCGCTGCACCCACTCCACCAGTTCGGTATCGAAGTCGAACATTTCCAGTAGGGCAAGTTCCCACTTTGGGCATAGGGCTGTGGGATCATATGTGACATCGGACAGTTTCATAAGTAGTTGGGTTTTGTCGTGGGGGTACAACCGCCCTGTCTCAAGGTCGATGGTGCCGTTTGTCACATTGAAAAGGGAGGGGCGGGTGTCAAAGTCGGTAAGGACAATTGGTATTGTGGGTTCGTATTGGGACAGTTCCACCATAGCCTTCAACCGCTGTATGTGTTCAGATCGTTCTGCCCACCTCTGCCCTTTTTCGTCTGCGGTTTCGACTGACACTTCCTTCATGGTGCGGAGAGTGGTTTTGGAGAGGGAGTAGACATGGTGGAGGCTGTTGGACTCCCACACCCTACCATTCCACCTATACCACTCCCCATCAGTGAGCGAATAGTGGTAGTCACCATCCATGTGGCGGACTAGAGCTTCGGCATTGCCTAGGTCAGTACAGCGCATTATTCCCCCACCTTCACGTTCTTACCCCTACCCATCATCTTCACCAACCCCACAACAAATAGTACTAGTAACACAGTGAATATTGTCAACCCCACCACAACGAAGAATAGTGTGGGGTTATGGTAGTATATTTGAAAAATGTCAGTGAGCATCTATCCCCCTGGTTGTTACGGTGGCAAGAAACTGTATTAACGCTTCTCGCTTCCACAGTTTACAGCGTCTTCCATTCATTACTATGTCGCGTAGTCCTGGCCCATCAAACTCCCCTTGGGTAAGGTCGTTGATCTGGTCGGCCAATTGCCCCCAGGTCAACTTGTTTCGTATACGGTACTTTTCGATTTCGTTAAACATAACACATCCCCATAAGTACGAGAATATCCCCGCACGTTTTCCGGCACTATTTCAACTATTAACAATGTGTTGTGGTAATTTTGTCTGTAGCACTTATCAATGAAGCATTGGCATAATAAATAGAGGTTGAGGGAGAGTGTCAAGGACTATTTTTAACATTTTTAACATTTTTAATATTTTTAACATTATTCACAACAACAATTTACACTATGTACACTGTTAGTACTGTATGTGTAGTTTGTGTAGTTACTATTTGAAAAATGAAAAACTGCCTTTTACCCCAATATGAAAAGGGGTGGAACAAACCGCTCCACCCCTTTTACCATTACTGTTACTGTGTGGTTATGGGCTATAGCTGTGATACCCCCCTACCCCCAATAGTATAAACGCCCCTATCCACAACCCGTCCACCCGTGGGAATAGTACGGCAAGCACGAATAGTACCACACCCAGCCCTAATACCCTGTACAGGACACGATCTTGGGTGAAGATGGGTGTGGGTAGGGGTGGGGGAGATAGTGTCCCTACAGCCGTTTTGGATAGGGTTATGGGTGTGGTGGGTAGCATGGTGTGAATGGGGGGCATTGGTCTACTGCTCCCGTATGATGGCAAGGGCGTATTCCATTGTGGTGAGTTGCCACCCCAGTAGTGCGGCAGTGGCTTTCGCTTTCTTCTCAAATTCAACCTGTGCATCGACCTTGTCCTCCATATTGGACAGAATAAGCACGTGTCCGCCCCGTCGGTCATACAGGTCGATACGGGCCGTGATGTGGGGGGTGCGGGGGGTGGGTTTGTAGGTTCTGGACATAACTCCTCCTGTGAGTTGGTTAGTGTTACGGGTTGGGGTAGAACGTGAAGTTGAATTTGAAAAATGGGTGGGGGCTATTACTCCTTTCTTTTTATGTGGTGAGTGCTGGTGCGTTTCCCCCAGCGGGTTTGGGGGAGATAGTGGGATCGGGCATCGTCGTAAAACGGCAACGCATACCCCTTTTTCTTGACGGCGCGTATACACGCAAGAAAGAACTCGGCCAGGGTGTCGGGGTCGTCAGCTTCAAAGAATATAGGCTCCCCTGGCTTTTGGCTTTGCACGACAAGCTTTACTTCTTTTCCGGGTCCGGGTTGGATGAGTATTCGCCTGGGTACAAACATTCCCCCCCTGCCCCTTGCTACCATTTTGGACATAGTACCTCCCCTTCTTTTGTGTAAGTTTGAAAAATGGCTGTTGTCCTTTTGAAAAGTCATTTTATTGCCGGGGAAACCTCCCCGGCTCGTTGTGGGTGAGTTACCAAATGCGCCGAATGTATGCCTGCTTGATCGTGAGCGTCGTGGTCCACCAATAACCACCGCTCGGCCATTGTCCGGTGATCGCTTTCCCGTCGTGGAAATCAATTTTTACAATCTCCCCGGTGCGTGGCCGCCAGTGGCAAGAAATCCACTTCCCACCCTGGCTCAATTTCTCCCCAAGCGAATACGCAATCTGCTCTCCAACGCGGGCATATGCACGGATAATAATATCCTGGCCGTTTCTGGCTATCTGTGCTGTTGTGGTTTTCATGGCGTTCCCTTTCCTTGTAGTTATACCCATTTGAAAAATGTGGGTATCTCTTTGAAAAATGAATGTTGGCCTTTACTTGATACGAAACGTCAGCTTGAAATTGCTGCTATCGCATGGTACATAGTACAACGTCTTGTCTTGGTACGGCTGCCCATCGAACGAGTGCAACGCCTTGTCACGGTCCATGTGGGTCGAACCAGGGTCAAGGATAAGGGTGAAGGTGTTGCCGATGACGTTGTACTTGTGAGTACAAGAGACGGTATACGCCGTTTCGATGTAACGCTTATACTCCCCTTCATACTTTTTACCAGTCACAGTATTCCCCCTTGAAAAACAGTGTGGAAAAGGGGGAAGGGTTGGCCTTCCCCCAGGAATAGCGTGGTTACCTTTCCAGTGTGATACGGTGCTGATTAAACAAAAACACTTTCCCCTTGTACGTAACAAACCACGACCCTTTTTTCTGCTGGACCGTATAACCAAGGTTGAATTGGTTACTTGCCTGATTCATCCTCAATTTGGTAGTGGCAGTATACCACCCCCCAGTATTCAGAACGATTATCTTTTCGTTGAACTTGACAACGGGGGTTGTGTGGTAAGTGATGACCGTATACCCCCCGTCAGTGTGGGTAGTGGTGGCAGTGGTGCCAAGGTGATCCGTTTGCGACATGTTACACCCC